AAAAATCGATCTCAAAAGCCCGGACTGAGTGTCAGGCATGTCTCCGAACATCTGTCAGGTATGTATCCGGGCTTTACACTTGACCCTGGGATCCACGTTGGCCTCCATCGGGACCGGACGTGGATCCCAGGCTCAAGGCCTGGGATGACGGAGCGTGGGGGCACTTGGCCGAGAAGCGCTCCATCTTCGCACTGGCGCGAGATCGACAATCTTTCGCTTGATCACCCCCTGAGAGATCATTTATCACTGCCGTAAATCCAAGCTGCGAATATTGCATCAGGAGATGATGTCGACGACGAAGTCGGTATCGGTCTTCGACCACCTGCGTCATTGACCAAGGCTTGCCGGCGGCCAGCGCCATCGTACACCACCCGATTTGCCACTGCGCGCACCCCTTGCTTGGGCTTGACCCGAGGATCCACGTCGGCCTCTACAGGACCGGGCATGGATCCCGGGCTCAAGGCCTGGGATGACGGAGAGTGGTTAGAGCGTTTTGCCAAACTCGCGCTTGATTGCGCCGGCTCAGTTTCAAATGGCGCGAGGGTTTATGCCGTTCCCCTCGGATCAAGCCTGGCGGGGCGGCGGGCAGCGAGCGCGGCTTGACAAACGTGCCAGCGGCAGCGCGCGGCTGCGCCGCATCGAAGACCCCTCACAAGGAGAACTGCAATGGACGCCTCGATTGCGCCGGCCTCGCGGGCTGCGGTGGTCACACCGAATGACAGCGCCATTGTCGGGGCGCGTGCGCTTTATATCGGCACCGCGGGGGATGTGGCGATTGCGCCGCGGCGCGACGTCGATCCTGTGATCTTCAAGAGCGTGCCGGCCGGGACGATCCTGCCGGTTCATGCGGCGATCGTGGCGCTGACCGGGACGACGGCGTCGAATATCGTCGCATTGTTCTGAGCTGTCAGACGCGGACCGATGGGCAGACCGACCAAGTTCAGCCAGGCGCTGGCCGAGAAGATCTGTGATCGCATTGCCGACCGCGAAAGCCTGCGGTCGATCTGCCGGGACGAGACCATGCCGGCGAAATCGACGGTGCTCTCCTGGCTCGCCGACGAGGACAAGGCGGCGTTTCGGGCGCGTTATGCGCTGGCGCGCGAGATCCTCGCCGACGGCTTCGTCGACGAGCTGGTCGAGATTGCCGACAACAGCAGCGATGACTGGATCGAGAAGAAGAATGCTAGCGGCGAAACCACCGGCTGGCAGGAGAATGGCGAGGCGATCCGCCGCTCGCAGCTGCGCATCGCCACCCGCCAATGGGTCGCCGAGAAACTGCGGCCGAAGAAATACGGCGCCAAGATCGAGCCCGAACAGGGTGTCGCCGGCGAAGTCTCGCAACTGCTGGAAGATATCAATGGCAAGACGCGCGGACTTCCAAACGGCGGTTGACCGGTTTTCCGACTGGCGCTGGCGGCTGAACAATCTCTACTGGATCACCGACAAGGCGGGCAAACGCGTCAAGTTCGAAATGAACCTGATGCAGATGACCTTCTTCGAGGAGATGCATTATCTCAACGTGCTCCTGAAGGCCCGCCAGCTGGGGCTGACCACCTTCATCCAGATCTTCATGCTCGATGCCTGCGTCTTCAACCGCGATATCAGGGCCGGCACCATCGCCCATACGCTCGGCGACGTGCAGACGATCTTCCGGGACAAGATTAAATATCCCTATGACAACCTGCCCGAAGGCATCCGCAACGCCGTGCCTGTCGTCAGGACCAACCAGACCGAACTGCTGCTTGCCAACAATTCGAGCATCCGCGTCGGCACCTCGCTGCGTTCAGGAACGCTGCAATACCTTCACATTTCGGAATATGGAAAGCTCTGCGCCAAATATCCCGACAAGGCGCGGGAGGTGCGCACCGGCGCGCTGAATACGGTGCAGGCCGGCCAGTTGGTCTTCGTCGAAAGCACGGCGGAAGGCCAGGAGGGGCATTTTTATTCGCTTTGCGAGGATGCCCAGGTCAAGCACCGCCAGGCGCTGGAGCTGACCGAGCTCGACTTCAAGTTCCATTTCTTCCCCTGGTGGAAGGAGCCGCATTATGCGATCGCGCCCGAGGGCGTCATCATCAGCGACGCCTTCGCCAAATATTTCCGCGAGCTTGCCGAGCAGGGGATCGACCTGACCGCGGGCCAGAAGGCCTGGTACGTCAAGAAGGCCGAGATCCAGCTCGGCGACATGAAGCGCGAATATCCCTCGACGCCGGCCGAAGCTTTTGAGGCGAGCGTCGAAGGCGCCTATTACGCCGATCAGATGGCAATCGCCGACGCCGAGGAGCGCATCGGGGTATTCCCGCATGTCGACGGTTATCCCGTCCACACCATCTCCGACATCGGCATGGACGATGCCAACAGCGTCTGGCTGTTTCAGGTGCTGCCCAGCCGGGTGAGGATGATCGGTTATTTCGAGCATACCGGCACCGGCATGGACGGCATGCTCGACGAACTCGAGCGGCGCGCACGCGACAATGGCTATGTCTACGGCGTCCACAACATGCCGCACGACATCAAGGTCAGGGAATGGACGCGCGGCGGCATGACCCGCATCGAAATCATGCTGACGGAAGTCAGGGCCCGCGGTCTCGGCACGGTGCGCAAGGTCGAGCGCGCCTATGTTCATGACCGCATCAACGGCACCCGGCGCATATTGGCCAAGGTCGAGTTCGACCAGGCCGGCTGCGCCGACGGCATCAAATGCCTGCGCAACTACCGCAAGGACTGGGACGAGGATCTCGGCGTCTTCCGCGACGAACCACTGCACAACTGGGCCTCGCATGGGGCGGATGCTTTCGGCGGTCTCGCCATCATCTTCACCGGCCTGGCGCCGGAACCGCTGAAGCCTGAGCGTAAGCCGCTGCCGACCTTCCAGACGATGACCTTCAACGAATTTGCCGATGCCACCCCTGAATACAGCGAGCGTGTTTGATGGAAGACGAGATAACGGCTTTTGAGGGCGGCGAGCGCTGGGATCCGGCGAAGGTCGGCGCCTATTGGCAGCAGGAGCTCGAACGCGCCCAGCGCTATTTCAAGTCCTGGCACGACCGCTGCGTCAAGATCGAGAAGATCTATCTCGACCAGCAGTCGGACCAGACCAGCGCCGCCAAGCGCCGCTTTCCGATGCTCTGGGCCAATACCGCGGTGCTGCAGCCGGCCGTCTATGCCCGGATGCCGCAGCCGGTGGTCGAGCGCCGCTTCAAGGATGCCGAGCCGGTCGCGCGCATCGCCTCCGAGATCGTCGAGCGCAATCTCGCTTATACAGGCGACGAGGCCGATCTCGATTCCATCATGCGGGCGGTGCGCGACGATTTCCTGCTCTGCGCCCGCGGCACGGTGTGGCTGCGTTATGAAGCCGACTTCGAGCCGCTCGACATGGGCGTGGCGCCGTCGGACCCGCCGGCGGATGGCCTGCCCGGTGAGATGGGCGGCCCCTCGATGGAGGCGATCGCCGACGAGCGCGTCTGCATCGATTACGTTCATTGGTCGGATTTCCTGCACTCGCCGGCGCGGCGCTGGAAGGACGTCACCTGGGTGGCGCGGCGCGTGCCGATGACCGACGAGGAGATGGAAAAACGCTTCGGTCGTGAGGCGATGGCCTCCGGGGCGGCGCAGGCGGCAGCAGGCGGCAAGGGCGCCAGCCAGGCCGAGCGGGCCGAAAACGAGGGCAAGACCCACGTCTGGGAAATCTGGTGCAAGAGCGAGAATTACACCGTCTGGATCGCCGACGGTTCGCCCGTCGCATTGGAAGTCTCCGAGCCGCCGCTGGAGCTGACGCATTTCTGGCCTTGCCCGCGCCCGGCCTATGGCACGGTGTCGACCAGCTCGCTGATCCCGGTTCCCGACTATGTCTATTACCAGCAGCAATGCGACGAGATCGATCTGCTGACCAAGCGCATCAACAAGCTGACCGATCAGCTGCGGCTGAAAGTGTTTTACCCCTCCGGCGACGGCGCGATCTCGCCGGCGATCGAGAAGGCGATGCGGCCGGAAAACGACATGGTGATGGTGCCGATCCCGGAATGGGCGGCGTTCACCGACAAGGGCGGCTCGAAGGCAGTCGTGACATTGCCGATCGACGAGGTGCAGAAGGTGATCGTCGCCTGCATGGCGGCGCGCAAGCAGCTGATCGAGGATGTCTACCAGATCACCGGCATCTCCGACATCGTGCGCGGCGATACCCAGGCGTCGGAGACGGCGACGGCGCAGCGGATCAAGAGCCAGTGGGGCTCGATCCGCATCCGCGACCGCCAGGCCGAGCTCGCCCGCTTTGCCCGCGACATCATCCGCCTCGCCGGCGAAATCATCTGCGACCAGTTCCAGCCGGAAACGCTGATGCTGGTCAGCGGCATCAAGCTGCCGAGTATGGCTCAGAAGCAGCAGGTCGAAATGCAGATGCAGCAGATGCAGATGGCGGCGCAGCAGACGGCGATGTGGGCCGAGCAGATGGGGCAACCCGCACCGCCGCCGCCGGAAATGCCGCCGCAGCTGCAGCAGATGATGGGCGGGCCGACGATCGACGAGGTGGTGCAGTTGCTGCGCAATGACAGCATTCGCGGTTTCCAGATCGAGATCGAAACGGATTCGACGATCGAGCCCGACGAGGACGCCGAAAAGCAGCGCCGCATGGAATTCGTGCAGATGGTCGGCGGCTTCATGCAGCAGGCCGGCGCCATGGCGCAGCAGTCGCCGATGCTGGTGCCTGTCATGGTCGAAACACTGCTCTTTGCCGCCCGCGGCTTCCGGGCCGGCCGTCAGCTGGAAAGCATGCTGGAGCAGGTGGGAGGCCAGCTTTCCCAGGCGGCCAGCGCGCCAAAACCCGAGCCGCTGCCTTCGCCCGGCGAGACGCTCAAGCTGAAGACGGCCGAGGTGAAGGCCGGCGCCGAACAGCGCAAGGCCGAGCTCGGCGTCGCCCAGGCCGAGATCGAGCACCGTGCCGCAGCCGAACAGGCGCGCGGTGAAATGGCGGCGCAGGCGATCGACCAGATGCGCGCCGCGCAGTCCCTCTACCAATAGGTTTGCCGGGAGCAACAGCATGAGAGAACGCTATTGCCGCGTCTGCGGCGGCTGGCACCAGCTCGACAAATGGCCGCACAACTGCCTGCCGGCGCAGACCCTGGCCCGGTCGGATCTGCCGGCGCCGCACTTCGTCAGCGACACGATCGAGATCCAGTCGATGCATGACGGCCGGCATTACACCTCGAAGGCCAAGCTGCGTTCCGCCTATCGGGCGGCAGGCGTGGTCGAGATCGGCAATGAGAAGCCGCAGCCGATCGAAAAACCCAAAGCGGACCGGAAGGCGATCCGCAACGAGTTGCGGCGGGTCCACGCCGAATACAACGCCTAATGCATGTCGCCCGGAAGTGTGCAGCGGTTCCGGGATAACGACATGCATAAAAGCTCTAACGGGCATCAATCCCCGAAATAGGAACTTTCCCCATGGGTATGGAAGACTTCAACGAAGCCGGCAACGGCAGCGACGACTTTGATGTGTCCGGCGACAATTCAGTCAATGATAGGCCGGTCAGCATCCGCGACAGCCTGAAAGCGGCGATCGACACCGTCGAAGGCGATGGCCCGGACGATATGCCGACCCAGCCGCGCGACGGCGAAAACGGCCGTTTCCTCGCCAAGGGGCAGGAGCAGGCCGCTGCCGACCGGCAGCAGACGCCGCAGGCGCAGAGCCGGGGGCAGGGCGGCGAACAGTCGGCCGCCGTGGCCAACCGGGTTCCGCCCGGCTGGTCGGCGGAGGCCAAGGCGCAGTTCACCAGCCTGCCGAGCGAGGTGCAGGCGGCGATCGCCAAGCGCGAGCAGGAAGTCGATCGCGGCTTCCGCGTGCTGCAGGATTACAAGGGGCTGGAAGAATTCACCCCGATCGTCCGCCGGGCCGGCATGACCCATGCCGATGTCATGCGCCGGGCGATCGACTGGGAAAACGCCCTGATCCGCGATCCCGTCAATACCGTCCTCCACGTCGCCAAGGTGGCAGGCGTCAATCTGCACGCCCTGGTCAACGGCGAGAGGGGGGAGGCCCTGCATCGCCAGCCGGCGGGGCGTGAGCTCCAGCGCCAGGCAGGTCCCGTCAATGTCGAGGCCACGGTCGAACATGTTTTGCGCAAGAGAGACACCGAAACTCAGGTCGATGCCTTTCTTTCCGATCCGGCCAATGCGCATGCCGAAGACGTTCTCGACGACATGGTCGCCCTCATCAATGCGGGGCGGGCATCGACACTTCAGGACGCCTACGACGCCGCATGCTGGATGCGACCGGACATTCGCCAGCAGTTGATCAGCCAGACTGCGCCGGCCTTCGTCCACCCACAGCATGCCCAGAGGGCCGCAGCGGCAGATCAAGCCCGCCGCGCCTCGCGATCCATCTCTGGCTCTTCCGCGCCGGGCCCGACCCGCGATGCGGCAAGAGGCCAGCCCACCTCCATCCGCGACTCGCTGCGCGACGCCATGCGTTTTTCGCGCGGCCAAGTCTGATCAAAGGCCAAGTCTGATCAAAGGAACGATCGATGCCCATTTCCCCCAACCTCTCTGAAATCGTCACCACGACGCTGCGCAACCGCAGCGGCACGGTTGCCGACGACGTGACGAAGAACAACGGTCTTCTCACCCGTCTGAACAGCCGCGGCCGCAAGAAGCCGATTTCCGGCGGCCGCACCATCGTCCAGGAACTGCAGTACCAGGAAAATAGCACCTTCAAGCGCTATTCCGGCTACGACATCCTGAACGTACAGCCTTCCGACGTCATCACTGCCGCCGAATATGACCTCAAGCAGGCCGCGGTTGCCGTCTCCATGTCCGGCCTCGAACAGCTGCAGAATTCCGGGGAGGATGCGATCCTCGACCTGCTCGAGCAGCGCATCGAGAACGCCGAAACCACGCTGAAGAACAACATCGCGCTCGACTGCTATTCCGACGGCACGGCCGATGGCGGCCGGCAGATCGGCGGCCTGCAGCTGTTGATCTCGACCTCGCCGACCTCGGGCACCGTCGGCGGCATCTCGCGCGCCACCTGGGGTTTCTGGCGCAACCAGAAATTCTCCGCCTCGGCCGATGGCGGCGCGGCGGCCACCAACGCCAACATCCAGAGCTACATGAACCGGCTCTATATGTCCTGCGTGCGCGGTTCCGACGCCCCCGATCTCGTCGTCGCCGACAACAACTTCTTCCGCCTCTACTGGGAATCGCTGCAGGCGATCCAGCGCATCACCTCCGCCGACAAGGGCATGGCCGGCTTCCAGTCGCTGCAATACATGGGCGCCGACGTGATCTTCGACGGCGGCTTCGGCGGCGGCGCGCCTGCCAACCAGATGTTCTTCCTCAACACCAAATACCTGTTCTACCGCCCGCATCGCGACCGCGACATGGCCCCGATCGGCGACGAACGCATGAACACCAATCAGGATGCCTTCGTGCAGCTGATGGGCTTCGCCGGCAACCTCACCATGAACAACGCCTTCCTGCAGGGCGTGCTGTTCGCCTGATCGAACGAAAGGAACAAGCAAATGTCGATCGCAACCATCCAGTCCGATCGTCTTGGCGCGAACCCGTTCGTCGTCGAAGGCCCGATCGTTTCCGGCTCCGGCATTCCCGGGCCGAATTTCGCCCTCGGCGCGGTTGCCGGCGGCGATCGTGAAGCCGAATGGGTCTATTGCCAGCTGGTGCTGGCGTCGCAGACGACCCTTCAGCCCGGTCAGTGGTTCCAGTGGACCAAGGACTATGTCGCTTCGCTGCTGACCACGGCCGGCGCCGTCGTCGGCCAGCGCTGCGGCGTCTTTTCCGGTGCCGCCCAGCCGCCGACCCTGACCGGCGGCCCGGTCGGCGCCATCACCCTGGCCGCCGGCACCTATTACATCTGGCTGCAGCGCAACGGCCAGGCGCCGTCGCAGGTGGCGAGCGCAACGGCGGCCCTCGTCGTTGCCGAAACCACCACCACCGCAGGCCAGGCGAGTGCCCCTGCCTCGGCAACCGTCGGCACCAAGGCGATCGCCAACGTCAACTTCGCCGCCGCCAACCAGACATTCACGGCCAACACCGTCAACGGCTCCAGCCTGTTGACCGGTCTTGCCGGCCTGAATGCCGGTTCCGGCCCGTTCATCGGCGCGGCCGTCTCCGGCACGGGGATTGCGGGCGGCACGACGATTTCGGGCATCACCTACAGCCCGAACGGCGTCGTCCAGAGCATCACGCTCTCGGCCAATGCGACGGCCAACGGCACGGGTATCACCATCACGGCGACGGGCGTGCTCGAGGCGACGCTGATGCGGCCGTTTCTGTCGAAGGTGAACTAAAGGCGAAGCAATCAACGGGCGTTTCGGCGCCCGCCATGGCTACTTTCAACGCTTGCACACTTCTCTTCCGTCATGCTCGGGCTTGTCCCGAGCATCTGCTGCCGGCCGATGCGTAGCAGATCCTCGGCACAAGGCCTGGGATGACGAGAGGAGATGTTTCCCCCGCCCATTTCCCATCTCCCCGCCATCAACAGCGAGACCAGCACATGCCCGACAACACCGGAATCTACGCCTCCTTCAGCCTCGAACCGGTCGAGCAGACCTTTCTGACCGAGAAGGAGGGCCGGCCGATCTTTGCCGACAAGGAATTTGTCCGCATCTTCATTGCCGGCGACAAACACACCGAGGTCTACCGCGAGGTGACCGACAACGACAGGCTCCGCTTTGCCGACGCCTATAAGCGCTTCAAGGAGGGTGCAGCCGCCCGCGAGCAGCTGACCGGCACGCCGCTTTCGCAATGGCCCTATCTGAAGCCCAGCCAGATCAAGGAGCTGGAGGCGGTCAATATCTATACCGTCGAGCAGCTGGCTGCCCTTTCCGATACCGCCAAGCAGAAGATCGGCATGGGCGCCAACGAGCTGACCGCGGCTGCCCGCGCCTATCTCGCGACCGCCGAAAACTCCAGCGCCGCTTCCGCCTTTGCCGCCGAAAACGAGCGGCTGAAGGACGAGGTGAACCGCCTGCAGGCGCAGATGAAGGAAATGGCTGTGCGCTTCGAGGCGCTCGAAAAGGAAGGCGAGGGCGGCAAGAGTCGCAGCCGGCCGGCGGCCTAATGAAGCGCTGATACAAGCCGCCCCCTCATCCGCCCTACGGGCACCTTCTCCCCGCTGGGGAGAAGGGAGAATCGAGGCGCCGCCACCTGTCTCTTCTCCCCAGCGGGGAGAAGGTGCCGGCAGGCGGATGAGGGGGCCACACGGCACAACCAAGCCAATTCACCGACCCCCACAGCAACTGCGCTGAACCGGAGATCCCCCGCATGTCGCTCCTGACCATCATTCAGAACGTCTGCGCGGAGATCGACCTCGATCCGCCGACGGCCGTCATGTCCTCGGCGGATCCGCAGATCATGCAGCTGCGCATCCTCTCCACCCGCGCCGGCCGCGACCTGATGCGGGCCCATGACTGGTCGGCGCTGATGGTGCGGCGGCAATTCCAGGCGACCGGCGCCAATCCGGAGCCGGACGAGCCGCCCGGCGACTGGGACCGCTTCGCCGCCAATGCCAGGATCTGGAACGTCTCGCGCCTCTGGTCGCTCAACGGCCCGGTGGAGCCGCAGAGCTGGCAGCGCCAGACGATCCTCGCCGCCAACCCGGTGCCGCAGATCTGGCGCATGGCCGGCGGCAGGCTCGACATCTACCCGAGCGTTGCCGGCGAGACGATGGAATATGCCTATATCTCAGGCTTCTGGGTGGCGGTGAACGGCGGCGCCACCGCGGCCGGCAACTGGGCCAACGACACCGATACGGCCCGCTTCCCCGAAGAGCTTCTCGAGCTCTCGCTGATCTGGCGCTGGAAGCGGGCCAAGGGCCTCGATTACGGCGAGGAGCTCGTAAGCTTCGAACGAACCAAGGAAGCCGCCATCGGCGCCGATCGCGCCGCAAGCCCTGTCGACCTCTCGCTGCCGGCGAGGGGGCAGCCCGAGACTTATTGGCCCGGCACAATCACGGTTGAGACCCCATGACCCGCACGCCTTTTCCCCCGAACGGCCGCACCCGCCGCGTTTCGCCAGGCAAGGACTGGATCGCGCCGATCGGCGGCTGGCGAACCGATGTCGAGATGGCCGATATGCCCGAAGACGCCGCCTTCCAGCTCGACAATTTCTTTCCCGAGGCAAACCGGGTGCGCGCCCGCTACGGTTTCCTCGCCTTTTCCACCGGTCTTGGCGCCGACGTGCAGACGGTCATTCCTTATTCCGGCGTGACCAACCGGCTGTTTGCCGCTGCCGGCGACAAGATCTTCGACGTCACGGTCGGCGGTGCGGCCAGCGCGCCCGTCGTCTCGGGCCTCGCCAGCGCCCATTGGTCGGTGCAGCAATATACCAACCCGGCCGGCCAGGAATTCCTGCGCCTCGTCAACGGCCTCGACACGCCGCTGCTCTTCAACGGCACCTCCTGGACGAATAATTTCCTGGTGGGCACGGCGGCACTCGCCACCCAGAATGTCGCGGTGCGCAACACGGCCTATACGCTGAGCTTCTTCGGCACCGGCGCAGTCACGCTTTCGGGCGCCTTCTCGGGCACCTTGAACGGCACCGGCGCCGGCAACCGCGTGTCGCTCTCCTTCACGCCGGCGGCCGGCACGCTTGTCGTCACCGTGACGGGAACGGTCACCAATGCGCAGCTGGAAAAGGGCTCGGTCGCCACGCCCTATGTCGCCTCGACGATGATCACGGGCATATCGGACGCCTCGCTGCTTGCCGCCGTCACCGCCTATCGCTCGCGGCTCTGGTTCATCGAGAAGAACTCGACCAATGTCTGGTATCTCGCGACCGACGCCGTCAGCGGCGCGGCCACCGTTCTGCCGGTCGGCGGCACCATGAAATATGGCGGCACGCTGGTGGCGATCAACGTGTGGACGATCCCGGTGTCCACCGGCCTGCAGCAATGCCTGGTGCTGATCTCCTCGGAGGGCGAGGTGATCGTCTTCCAGGGATCCGATCCCTCGAGCGCTTCCAATTGGGGCCTGATCGGCACCTTCAAGCTCGGCCGGCCGCTCGGCAGCGACCGCTGCCTGCTGTCGGTCGGCGCCGATCTGGCGATCATGACGACCGACGGCATCGTGCCGATCACCAAGGCGGTGCAGCTCGACCGCGGGGCCACCAGCCTCGGGGCGATTACGTCAAGGATCGGCCCGACCTGGCGCGAGACGGTGGCGGCAACCGGCACGACCTCGCAGGAATGGCAGCTTGCGAGCTTTCCGGCGCGGCAGATGGCGATTGTCAACCTGCCGTCCTCCTTCGGCCCCTATCAATATGTGATGAACACCGAGACCGGCGCCTGGTGCCGCTTCGTCGGCATGCCCGCCTCCTGCTGGGCGACGTGGCAGGACCGGCTGTTTTTCGGCGCGGCCGACGGCACGCTATACGAGGCGGAAGTCGGGGCCAACGACAACGGCGCGGCGATCGACGCGCTGATGGTCGGCGCCTGGAGCCGCTTCGGCGACGGGCTCTCGACCAAGCTTTCGAAGCTGATCGGCGTGACGGCGCAGATCGGCGTGTCGACGCTGATGTATGGCGGCATTTCGGTCGACTACCAGACCAAGGTGCCGACCGCGCTGCTGTCGTCGGTCGAGAACAGTGCGGCGGCGAAATGGGGAACGGCGGTCTGGGGTGTGTCGAAATTCCCCGGCATCTCGCTGGTGCGCAAATTCGCCTCCGCCGGCGGCGCCGGTTCGGCCTTGGCGCCGACGATCCGGGCGCTGATCTCCGGCTCGTCGGGCTCCGTCTCGGAAGCCGCCGTCGTCGGCGGCTCGGTGCTTTACGAGAGGGGCGCGCCGATTTGATCGTCTGCGAACCCAGCGCCGAGATCGCCGCCTGGGTGGGCGCCAGAATCGGGGTGGAATTCCACCCGCCCTATACCACGCTCGCCCATATCGACCGCGGCCGGATCATCGCCGGCTTCGTCTTCAACGTCTGGACCGGGCACGATGTCGAGGTCTCGCTTGCCGCCGACCGGCTGTCGCTGACGCTGATGCGGGCGGTGTTCGACTATGTGACCCGCCAGCTCGGCTGCCGCCGCGCCACCTGCCGCACCCGCGCCGACAATACCAACGCGCAGAAGCTGCTTGGCCGGCTCGGCGCTCAGCCGGAAGGCCGCCAGCGCTTCTATTTCGGCGATTGCGACGGCCTGCTTTACGGAATCATCAAAGAGGATTTTCCCAATGGTCTCCACGCCAAAGGCCCCGAAGGCGCCTGATCCGACCCAGACCGCAGCGGCGCAGACGGCGACCAACGTCGACACCGCCATCGCCAATGCCGGCCTCAGCCACACCAACCAATACACGCCGGATGGTTCGCTGGAATACAAGGTCACCAGCAAAAGCATTATGAAGGACCAGAACGGCAAGACCTATGAGCTGCCGGTCTATTCCGCCTATCAGACCTATTCGCCCGAGAACCAGGCGATCTACGACCAGACGCAGCAGACGCAGCTCGGCCTTGCCAGGCTCGCCAACGACCAGACCGGCAAGATCTCCGGCATCCTCGGCACCAATGTCGATCTCAGCGCCGGCAATGTCGACAAATATGTCAACAACCACTGGCAGTCGGGCTTCGACAACCAATGGAACCGCGACCAGGCGAGCCTCGAACAGAGCCTGGCCGACAAGGGCATCGCGATGGGCTCGGCGGCCTACGACAACGCCATGCGCGATTTTTCCACCCGCAAGCAGGCCGCCTCCGACCAGTATCTCGGCGACATGTATTCGAATGCGCAGAATGCCATCCTGACCGAGCGCAACCAGCCGCTGAACGAGATTTCGGCGCTGATGTCGGGCTCGCAGGTGCATCAGCCGAACTACGTCAACACGCCGACGACGCAGCTGCCGAACGTCGACCAGGCCGGGCTCATCAACGAGAACTTCAACCAGAAAATGGGCCTCTACGACCGCCAGGTCGCCCAGTCCAACGCCGCGATGGGCGGCCTCTTCGGCCTCGGCTCATCGCTGCTCGGCGGCTGGGCGATGAAATCCGACCGGCGGCTGAAGGAAGACATCAAACGCGTCGGCACGCTGGAAAACGGCCTGCCGGTCTACGCCTTCCGCTACAAGGAGGGCGGCCCGATGCAGCTCGGCCTGATGTCCGACGATGTCCGCAAGACCCATCCGGACGCGGTGTTCGAACACGCGGACGGCTTCGACCGCGTCGATTACGAAAGGGCGGTCACATGATGGACTTTCTCTTTAGCGGCGATACCGGCAAGACGCAGGACGAGATCACCGACAAGCGCAAGCGGCTGGCTTACGCCATGCTGGAGCAGGGCATGGATACGAGCCCGGTCAAATCTCCCTGGGAAGGGGTGGCGCGGTTGGCGGAAGGCGGGCTCGGCGGCCTGGCGCTTCGCCAGCAGAAGCAGGAGCAGCAGCCGGGAGCCGAGGCAGGGACCGCCGCGCCGGCGGCCGCGTCTTCCGCACCGGCGTCCTTTCCCGGATTCCTGTCGCTGTTCTTCGGCGGCAAGCCGATGAACCGGGCCGGCGGCTGAAGCAAGACATTCTCCATCGATAGAAGGACGGCGGCCCGATCTGGATCGGCCTCGTGTCCGACGAACCCAAGCAAAAATTCATCCCGACGCCGTGTCCGACCACGCAGACGGCTTCGACCGCGTCGACTACGAAAGGGCAGTGGCATGATCCCGACCAACTTCGGCGGCAATACCGGCAAGACACAGGAAGACCTCGGCGACGAGCGCAAGCGGCTGGCCTACGCCATGCTGCAGCAGGGCATGGATACAGGGCCCGTCAAATCCCCCTGGGAAGGGGCCGCACGCCTCGTCCAGGCGCTGATGGGCGGGCTGGCGATCCGCAAGCAGGAGCAGCAGGCGGCAGACGCCGAGGCTGGCAGCGACGACTTCCCGCCGCTGCCTGACAACCCGCCCATTCCCGGCGAGAGACCCCTCTATCCGGATCCCGCGGCGGCGGAGGGTGCCCCCGGAGAGCCTATGGCCCCAGCCGCTCAGCCTGGCGCCGGCCTCTTCGCGCCATTGCCTGACAACCCGTCCGTTTCTACGCCCAAACCCTATCGTGATCCGCTAGTCACGACCGACTGTCGCCGTGAGCAGCCGATCGCGGCGGATCAGCCGGGCGAAAATGCCGTCCCTGCGCCGCCGGCCAACGTGGCTATTTCGACGCAGGGGCCAGGATATCCCGATTCGCAGATGACGACGGACGAGCGCCGCCAACAGCCCGCGACGCCGGCTGCCGGCGGCGGAGCTGCCGGATCCGCCAATGATGGCGGAGAGCTTAAGACCATTCTGTCCGATCCCGCTCGTCGCGCCGAGCTGCCGGCCGGCATGCGCAACAACAATCCCACCAATCTCAAGTACGCCGGGCAGCGTAGGCCAGGAATCATCGGCCCTTCCGAGAACACCGACCAGGGCGATCCGCAAGTCGTCTACGCCACGCCGGAAGCGGGCATGGAGCACAATGTCTGGCAGATCATGAAGAAGTATCGAGAAGGCATGTTGACGCCGAACCAGATCATCGCTGGAAAAAGGGGATGGACGCCCGACTCTTTTACGGCGGCTGCCAACGTCGCGCAAATGATGGGCATTGGCCCGGACGACGATCTGCGCCTGAACGACCCGGCCATGGCAAAGAAGTTCGTTCGGGCCCTGATCACACAGGAGCAGGGAACATCGGGCGCTCTTTATCCGGACAGCATGATTGAAGCGGCGATCGCGGCACAGAACGCAGGGACGGCGCATGCCGTCCCTGCTCCGACCAACGTGCCCATTCCGACGCAGGGGCCGGAATACCGCGATCCACAGATGACGACGGACGAGCGCCGCCAACAGCCCGCGGCGCCGGCTGCCGGTGGCGGGGCTGCCGGATCCGCCAATGATGGCGGAGAGCTTAAGACCATTCTGTCCGATCCCGTTCGTCGCGCCGAGCTGCCGCCCGGCATGCGCAACAACAATCCCACCAATCTCAAGTACGCCGGGCAGCGTAGGCCAGGAATCATCGGCCCTTCCGAGAACACCGACCAGGGCGATCCGCAAGTCGTCTACGCCACGCCGGAAGCGGGCATGGAGCACAATGTCTGGCAGATCATGAAGAAGTATCGAGAAGGCATGTTGACGCCGAACCAGATCATCGCTGGAAAAAGGGGATGGACGCCCGACTCTTTTACGGCGGCTGCCAACGTCGCGCAAATGATGGGCATTGGCCCGGACGACGATCTGCGCCTGAACGACCCGGCCATGGCAAAGAAGTTCGTTCGGGCCCTGATCACACAGGAGCAGGGAACATCGGGCGCTCTTTATCCCGACAGCATGATTGAAGCGGCGATCGCAGCACAGTCCAAGGGCGTGGCTCATGCCTTCCCGTCCCTGCCTGCCACCGGGCCAGTTCCCAGCCCCAGGCCGGAATATCCCGATTCGCAGTTGACGACGGACGAGCGCCGCCAGCAGCCGGCGATGTCGCCCGCTCAGCCCGGCGACGATCCCTTCGCTCCACCCGCCAGCCCCTTCGCCCCGCCCGGCAACGTGCCCGTTCCGACACCGAGACCCAACCGCAACGACCGGCAGACGACAAGGGGCACTCCCAGCCAGCAACCCGTCGACGTCGATGTCTTCAACGGCTTCATGGATACGGTGAAGAACGGCTATAAGCAGCGGGATGGATCGATTATCAAGGTCACCAACCCTTACGGTCTGGCGGCCATCGCCTCGACGGGCCAGTCCGAAAGCCAGTTCTCGGCCAAGAGAGCCAATGGCTCCTGGTCCGATCCGAGCAAGAGCGGAAAGCCGGGCAGATCGGGCGCCATCATGTCGTGGCGCAATACCCGCCTGCAGGCGCTTTATGACTTCGCTGCCGCCAAGGGCGAAAAACCGGGGGCGATCAGCCCGCAGACACAGGCCGAGTTCTTCCTGCAGGAGGACCCCCGGCTGATCGCCAGGCTGAACGCCGCTCAATCGCTCGAGGAGGCGCAACGCCTGATGAACAGAGCCTGGCAATTTGACGGTTACGATGAGCCGGGGAATAAGGAGGTCGCAAACCGGCTTGCGAGAGCAAAGAGCTTTCTGCCGCAGTACCAGACGGACGGCGCTGCCGATCCCTTCGCCCTGCCTGACAACCCGTCCATTTCAACACCGCGGCCGGACTCTCGCAATCCGCGGCAGACGATGAACCAAACCCGCGAAGGGCAGGGGGCCGCCCTCGTGCGTGCACTCCTGGCTCGGGGGCAAAGCGGCCTCTGGTAGCCGATCGAGGCTCCCAGGCAGCAATGCGAGAAAGCCCGGGCGGCGACCGCACAGACACCGCGACGGCTGCAGACGAATAGCAAGACGTTCCAATGGCCTCGCAATCGCGGGGTCTTTTCCATTCGGAGCTAAGTTAAATGCCCAGAAACCCATCCACCGGCGTCTATTCGAAACCCGCCGGAACGACCCCTTCCGTCGGCCAGGTCATCGATCCGGCGCCATGGAATGCGCTGACGACCGATCTCGGCAACGAAATCACCAACTCGCTGCCGCGCGACGGCTCGGCGCCGATGGCAGCACCACTCAAGGCCGCAAGCGGCACGGTTTCGGCGCCGGGCGTCGGCTTCGCCTCGAACCCGCAGACCGGGCTCTATCTCAAGGGCGGCGGAGTGCTGGGTTTCACCCAGAACGGCGTCGACATCACCTTCGATAAAGCCTCGGTTTATGCGGCGAAGTCAGGCGATTACACCGCGCTCGCCACCGACGACAACGCCGTCCACCGCTTCACCTCGGCCGCCACGCTCACGCTCACCGCAGCGGCAACGCTCGGGGCAAACTGGCACTATCGCATCATTGCCGATGGAGGCGATGTGACGATTGACCCAAACGGGTTGGAGACGATCGATGGCGCGGCGACGCTTGTCCTCAAAGACGGCTACAGCGTCGAAATCATCTGTTCCGGCGCCGCTTTCTTCACCAACAAGCTCTTCGCCAGAATCCAGAGCAAAGCGGACAGTTCGGCCGTCGGCGATTTCGTCGTCGGGCTCGTCCTTTCCAATAACAGCGCCAACCCAACCACCCACGTCGATTTTTCCGCAGGCTCCGCCAGATCGGGGCCGAGCTTTGTTTCCACCGCCGCCTCATTCACCAAGCGCGTGACGGGAACATTTGCTGCGGGAACGGGGGCGGGCGGCCTCGACGCCGGCGCCGTCGCAGCAAATGCGACATACTTCGCCTATGCATTGCGCAAGGACGCCGACCTGTCTTTCGACGTGGTGCTCTCGACCTCGGCCACGATCGCCGGCGTCACCACGACGCTGCTCACCGGCTATACCATCGTCAAATGCATCGGCGTGGTGCTGACGGATGCAAGCTCGCTTATCCGGCAGTTTGTCATGTACCCGTGCGACGAATACACCTTCGTCACGCCGGCAAAGGACGCTGTCAGCATGGCGGTTTCGACCACTTCGGCTCTTTTGGCGCTTACCGTGCCAAATGGAGTGAAGGTCAAGGCCAAGCTTCGGTTTGAATTCACTTCGTCAGCGGCGACTAATGCAGCCTTGTTATCGGATCCTGCTCAAGGAACGCTTGCAGCGGGTGTTGGTAATGACGGTGCGAATGTTGGGGTAATTCAGGTCGCCAGCAGCTTCGCAGTCGGGTCGCAGGATATCTGGACAAACACAAGCAAGCAGATTCGTCAGGTAACTGGCGGCTCGACCGGAAATCTTTGGGTTTGGACCGATGGCTTTTATTTCCTCTGTGGGAGGACTGCGTAACCACGTTTTCCGTGCACGGACGCCGTGTCCAAGCTTCTGGCGGGGATATATGCGCGCGATCACTGGCAATAGACGACGTCGTGGGCTAATGACCCTCGAACCAGGAGGAAGTCATGGCAACCGATAAGGCATCGTACCGGAACCGCGGAGGAATTCTTCAGCGTCTCATTACCGCCTACAAGCGATTTCGCTACTTCACCCGCGCCGGCTCGAACCTGGTTGTTAAGCGTAGCGCTGAGTTTCGCATGGTCAAGCACGCAGTTCTTGAGGTCGGAAGCAATGTCACGATTCAAGACTATTCCTTTTTTCAACTCACGATGCCTGAGCCCAAGGTTTTTATCGGAAACAATACCGTCATCGGCCGCCGGAACATCATCACTGCCAAGAATCGCGTATCGATAGGCAATGACGTGCTGATCGGTTCAGATGTCCAGATCATCGATCACGGGCACGGCATGCGACGCGATACGTCGATCAGGCTTCAGAAGGCCGAAATCGGCTTTGTCGAAATTGGTGATGACGTCTGGATTGGGGCAGGTGCCAAAATATTGATGAACGTCACGATAGGGACCGGCGCCGTGATCGGAGCAAATTCTGTCGTTACGGGTGACATCCCAGACTACGCAATTGCGGTGGGATCCCCTGCGAAAGTTGTCAAATACCGCGCTTGAAACAAATCCGGATTGTATAGGCTTTCATCGATGCGGTCGTGCCACGTCGTTTTGGACGATCTGTTACGGCAGCACCAATGGGGTCAAGCCGGGGGACCGCAACACTGTTTAAGGTGCGGCAGAAACCATCGAAATCTGGACCCACACCAGGGCGCTAAGTCACATTTGCCGGGGCGTTTGGCAATACGGGCCATCGAGACTTAAGAGATGCCTTGCCGAATAGCGTTCAGGGTCTGTTATCTTGACGATAAAAACACTGACCGCATAGGACCACTTGCTCTGCACCTCGGATCCGCGATTTACGATGTATAGGCAGCCGGGGACATCAAGCGCCGCGTCTTCGACTTTCGACCACGCTCCCAAGAACCGTTTGAAGTTGCCAACAAATCCAGACCAGCCGCCATATGCTGTCATAGAGGCATAATCCAAAATCAATGCATCGTGTTTCCCGGTCGCGGCTTCGTGCAGCCCGGCATATTCTCCAAGTCCGGGCATTGTATCGAATGCGTTCATGCCAGATCTATCAAGGATCACGTAATTGCGGCTTTGCAGGGAAGGGGTGTTCTTGATGGTGTCGGCAAAAGCCTCCTGGCGCAGGTGGTCGACATAAAAAGTGGCATAGACAAACCACCAATTCACAATGAACACCGCTATCAGCCCGGCAAATGAGGCCACTTTCATCCGATGACGCCTATCGGGATTCTTCGCCGGGAAAACGGCGCAGATGATCTTTAAAAGACCCAGGGTAGAAAAGGCGGCGCCGAACGGGAGCAGCGCTTGAAAGCGGGTTGCCATCCAAGGTGCATAGGAAGGTTCCTTCCCAACCAAGACATAGGCCGAGCCTCCCAGACCCAGCAGCACGACCCCGATGCCTATCAAACTTTTTCCGTTGCATTCGGTCTCCGTGGCGCTCCCTGCAGAATTGGGTCTGATCAAATAAACAATGAACGAGGCCGCGAAAAATATCGCCAGGGCGACCGGATTTCCAATATATATTCCATCATATGGGAATGAATACAGAATTATTACTTTGATTTCTGATATTATCGTGCCGAAATTGATGTCGACGATATTGTAGTTGGCGGCAAACATGCCTGTTTTCTCGAATAAGAAATGTTGTATTATAGTATAAAGGAAGGGAAGAAGCACAATTGCCGCGGTTCTTTTTATAAAATATGCGAATTTTTTTAAATAGCTTCTATGATGAATTGGATCTGTTGAGGCATCGGCCTTCCTGTAAAATAGGAACGCAGCGATGAAAAAGACCAATAGAAACGACGGTATAAGAGCGTTGAACTGAAACGAAAAAATAAATAAAGCGTAAGAGAGGTATTCGGTATATGTATTTTTATTGCTTACTGAACGTAGGTATATATATAACGCAAAAACGAATATCAGTAGAAAAAACAGTCCTGGATTGTTTATTGCGGCAATTCTGGCAAAATAAACGGGTAAAATTGCCGCGAGAAAAGTCAGCGCTTTTGCGTCGAATATTGAGAAATCGAAAGATTTCAAGATAAGATAGAATACATGAATGATGAGGTAGCCGAGCGCAAAGGTTGAGAAAGCATAAAGCCACCAGCCGATCAACTGGACGGCATAATGGTAGTATCCGAGAAGAGGAAATCCCGCCTGCGTAAAAACGGAAATAAGCATTTCCTTACTGGCGCCGGAAAGGCTCCAGTCATCCCAATATCGCGCGCTCGATAACAGAAAGATGGGAAGATGGGCGGCGGAGTAAACGAGAAATATTTGTAATTCGGCTCTTTCGAAAAGGCCTTTAATGGCGCGCATCTCATGCTGTTCCTTGGGCAAGCGGGTGACATCCATTTCTGTAAAAATGTCGATATCGGGTTGTGGGCTCTGTCATTATTTGTGTTTCTAGCGAACGTCAAAGCCGAATGAGCCATCGAAGATTGCGGTTAATCCAATGAATGGAATCGGCGGACAGATGCAATAGCAACGTGTGTGATTCGGTTGCCGAGCTTTCACGGATTAATAGATGGTCTCGGTTAAGCCGCCATTTGAAAACCGAGCGGTTCTTTAATATAAATTTGCAAACCAGGAAGTTCTCTTAATAGAAAAATGTATGGTCGCCAGCATTGTGACCTATGTCCGCGGTTGTGCCGGAATATCGCTTGTCTTATGTGGATTATAATTTAATTAGGAGCGCAAAGCGGGGGGCTTTTTGCTATCGAGCCTTTGACGCTACACGCTTTTCGGATGTTCGTGAATGAATCGTGTCTCTTTTGCATTGCCTCACTTGATCGGGAAGGAGGCGCTCTATCTCAACGAATGCCTTCTCTCGGGCCAGTGGGGCGGCGATGCAACCTTCACAAAGCGATGCCATGCGCATCTGGACTCGCTGTACGGTGCCAGCACGCTTCTGTGCCACTCGTGTACCGCCGCCTTGGAAATGGCCGCAATGCTTCTCCGCCTCGGGCCGGGGGATGAGGTTATCATGCCGTCGTTCACCTTCGTGTCGACGGCCAATGCGGTGGTGCTGCGCGGAGCTGTGCCGGTATTCGTCGATATTCGCAGCGATACCCTCAATATAGGCGAAACGCTGATTGAGGCTGCCATCACGCCGAGAACCAAGGCAATCTTCGTCGTTCACTACGCCGGAGTCGGGTGCGAGATGGAGCCTATTCTGGCTATCGCCTCGCGCCATGGACTGGCTGTAGTGGAGGATGCTGCCCAGGCTTACCGGGCTTCCTGGAAGGGCCGGCCTCTCGGAACATTCGGCCAGTTGGCCACTTTGAGCTTTCATCAGACCAAGAATATTGTCTCCGGTGAAGGTGGGGCCTTGATCGTCAATGATCCCGGTCTCGTCGAGCGAGCGCAAATCATTCGAGAGAAGGGCACCAATCGCTCCCAGTTCATTCGCGGCGAAGTGGCCAAATACGACTGGCAGGATATGGGGTCCTCCTTCCTGCCATCCGATTTGGTGGCTGCCGTGCTTCTGGCTCAGCTCGAGTACGCCGAAGAGCTGACGCGGCATCGGCTTTCGCTGTGGCATGCCTATGACGCAATATTCAAAGCGGCCGGTCATAACGGGTTGCGCCTTCCTGAAATTCCGGCCGATGCTGCACATAATGGACATATTTATCATGTGCGCTTCACTAATCTTGAGCGTCGCGAAGAGGCGCGTCGCAAATTGGTAGCGGAAGGTATAGGGGGCGTTACGCACTATGTACCTCTGCATTCTTCGCCAGCTGGTGAACGATTTGGACGAGCGGCGTCGTCGATGGCTGTCACCGACGAGACGGCCGATACTCTACTTCGGCTGCCCCTGCATGGCGGGCTGACCGAGGCAGATATTGCCCGTGTCGCCAGCCGGGTTCTGGAACTCGCGCAATGAAACGCTGTTTGGTGTGCGATGCCGCATATGAGGCGGACATCTGGCGATGTCCCAAATGTGACACGCCCGTGCCCGTGCAAGATGGTTTTCTGTCCTTTGCGCCCGCACTTGCCCATGACAACGACGGTTTTGCGAGCAGTTCGCATGAACAGCTTCAGGCCTTGCAGCATGGCAGCTTCTGGTTTCGAGCCAGAAACCGTCTGATCACGGATCTTGCGCGACGATATTTTGTCAACAGCAAGCGGGCGCTGGAAGTGGGATGCGGCACGGGCTTCGTCCTGACGGCGTTGCGGGAGGCTCTTCCGCATGCGGTCCTGTGCGGCAGCGAGATCTATCTGAACGGCTTGCCCTATGCGCGCGAGCGATTGCAAGGGGCGGGACAACTCTTCCAGATGGATGCGCGCGACATCCCTTTCCGTGAGGAGTTCGATTTGCTTTGTGCGTTCGATGTGCTTGAGCATATCGAAGAGGACGAGCTGGTCTTGCGGCAAATGGCTCAGGCGCTGCGGACGGGCGGTGGAGTGTTGCTGGCTGTTCCGCAGCACCCGAGCCTTTGGAGCCACAACGATGATCTGGCGTTCCACAAACGTCGCTATCGGCGCGGCGAGCTGGAGCAAAAATGTGCTGCCGCCGGTCTCGAGGTGATTTTCTCGACGTCATTTGTGACGAGCCTGTTGCCGGTTTTCGCGCTCCAGCGCTCCACGCGCAGCCGTTCCAAGAATCACGATCCTGCGCGGGAGCTGCAACTGCCGTGGTTCGTGGACAGGTTGTTCGAGTTGTTGCTGGATGGCGAACGACAGCTTATCCGCCTCGGGGCGCGCCTGCCGGCCGGAGGCTCGCGTTTTGTGGTGGCGCGAAAGACGGCAGGTCAGCGGCCATGAGACGCGTGGCGATAATACAATCGTGTTACGTTCCTTGGCGTGGCTTCTTCGACCTGATCAGCCGCTGCGACGAATATGTCATTTATGATCAGGTCTCCTACAGCAAGGGCCACTGGCACAATCGGAACAAGATCAAGACCGCAACGGGCGCGCGCTGGATGACCATTCCTGTGATGACCAGCGACAGGCTCGGGCAACCCATCGAGGATGTTGAAATCAAGGGAGATTGGGCTCAGGCACATTTTTCCCAGATCCGTCAGGCCTATAAGACCGCGCCGGCCGCCAAGGTTTTTCTCCCTGTGATCGAATCGCTTTACAAGCAGGCCGAGAAATTGCAGTTGCTGACTGAGGTCAATGAGTTGTTCCTCAGGTATGTCGTCGAGATGTTAAAGTTGGATGTTGTGATCACCCGCGACAGGATCTACTCTCCGCGCGGGGCGCGAAGCGAGCGGGTCCTCGAGACCTGTCTTGCGGCTGGAGCAACACATTATCTGTCGGGTCCTTCTGCGAAGGTGTATTTGGACGAAACCATGTTTCGCGATGCGGGGGTTACGGTGGAGTGGATGAGTTATGGCCCCTATCCTGAGTACACCCAGCTTCACGGCGCTTTTGACGGGCAAGTCAGCATCATTGATCCTATTCTGAACGGGCATGGGGCTGCACTTACGGCCATGCCCGGACAGCAACAGGGAGCAGCAGGATGTTGAGTCGTTTGACTTTCCTTTGCAAGGCTGGAGACGCTTGGCCACATGGCTTTGCAGCGGAGCAGGTTGGCCGCGCATATATGGGGCGCAAGCTGTGAATTACTCCATTGTGGTGCCCATCTATCGCGATGGCAGTTTGGCCGATGACCTATGCGTGGAAATCCAGCGAGTCATGCGTGCATTTACAGGGCGCGAGGAACTTGCGGCGATACTGGAGCTGATTTTTGTCAATGATGGCAGCCCGGACAATAGCCTTGAGTTGCTGCTTGCGCTGCAGGCCAAGTTCGATTTCGTCCGGATCATCGATCTGTCAAGGAATTTTGGGCAGCACATTGCCATCGCTTGCGGTTTCCGTGAGGCCACGGGTGATGTCGTCATCCGAATGAACGTCGATATGCAGGACCACCCGGACCAAATTCCGACATTGCTCGAGCACATGGCGGCGACGAAGGCGGACATCGTGATCGGACAGTATGAGCAACGCGAAAGCCCGCTAATCAATCGCATGACCGCTCGGCTCTATTACAGCTTTTTTCGAATCATGACCGGTCTCGAGTCGCCGCAGAACACGTCTCCCTTGCGTGTGCTGAGCCGCCGATACGCCAATGCTTACAATGGCCTGACAGAAAAAACGAGGTTTCCTCAAGGTCTTGACCAGTGGATGGGATTCTCGCCGCGTTATACGCGCATCGCCCACCGGCCGCGACTGAAGGGTAGGTCGTCCTATAATTTCTGGTCACGGCTGCGGCTGGGGCTTGATGGGCTGCTGTATTTTTCCGAGCGCCCACTGATGATCGTGATGTCGCTGGGGCTGCTCCTTAGTGCATTTGGTACAATGATGGGCGTGGCGCTTGTGGTGATGCGCTTGTTTTTGACCAACATCGAACCCGGCTTCACGTCTCTCGCTGCGATCGGCTTGTTTGCTGTTGGTGTCCAGCTGATTTGCCTGGGCGTCGTCGGCTTTTACGTTGGGAAGATTTTCAAGGAAGTCCAAAATCGTCCGCTCTATATTATCAAGGACAGATTTTGGAAATAGAAATACCCGCTGCTTACGCAAAAATCAGAGATAGACCATGTCGCACGAATCCACCTCTATAAGCTACTCACCTTCCACCAGCATCGACGCCAGACATAAGATATTCGAGTTGCAGAAGACCTATCCTGCAACGCCGGAGGAAAAAGAGCGTTCGCCCGGTCTTTTCCTGCGTGGTTCATTGCTGGCGCGTATCCTGGCGATCCGGGATATTTATGTGCAGATCGTGGATATTCCCGGCTCCATCTTGGATATTGGCACATGGCGCGGCCAGACAGCTGTGCTGTGCGAGAACCTCCGGGCCATTTACGAACCTCTGCATCTCAATCGTCGGATTGCCTGTTTCGACACGTTCGAGGGCTATGTCGGCTTCTCCGACAAGGATGCTCCGTCAGAGCTGCATCGCGACGGCACCTATGGCGTCGGAGGCGAGGAGTATGCCGTCTATCTCGATGAATTGCTGAAGCTGCATGAGCAATCCAACGCCATGGGAAACAATTTCGGCAAGCACAAGGTGATTAAGGGGAACTGCCGCGAGACCATCCCGCAATATTTCTCTGAAAATCCCCATGAATTTGTGGCGCTCGCCTTTTTCGATGTAAATTCCTATCAGCCGTCGCTCGAAGCCTTCGAGGCTGTTTGGCAGCGGATGGTGCCGGGTGGCATCGCTGCTTTCTGGCAGTTGACCAGAAATGTCATTCCGGCTGAAGGACGTGTTTATGCGGAAGACATCATCGGCAAGTACGGCCACAGTCTCCACCGCTGCCCGACCTATCCCGGGCTTTGTTATTTGAAGAAGATCTGAATCGTATCTTACGGTTGCTTGGAGTTGACATGAAACGGGTGGTGCTGGGAAACGGCGTTGTGGGGTTGTCGATTGCGTTCGGCTTGCTGCGGCGCGCAAGCGCTTCGGATGAGATCGTTGTGGTCGGCCCGCCGCAGCGCCCAGGGTCCGCGACGCTTGCCGCGGCGGCGATGCTCAATTCCTTCGCGGAAATCGAGCATGGCGGCCTTGATACCGATGTCGATCTCTTTCGATTTGAGATGAGTCATCGGGCGACGCGCCTCTGGCCAGCCTTCGAGCAGGCGCTTATCGATGCAGCAGGCGACGCACTTCCCCGTGGTTGCTCCGCCTGTCAGGGATGCGCGGGTGGTGGATGTTTCAAATCCGGAACTTACGTTGTCAACAACAACGCTGCCGACGATCTCGACGACCTTAATTTCGACGCCATCCTCGCTGCGCTGGTCGATTTCAACGAGCAGCACGACGTTATTTCGCCGAAAGACATTCCCCACTACAAGCCACACCAGCGTTACCGCGCGAGCCGCGCTGTCTTCATTCACAACGAGGGTTGGTTCAATCCGCGTCTCATGCTGGAGAAGATGGAGGGTGCGTTGCGCCGAGCGCCGCGCGTGCGCTTTATCGACGAAGGTGTCGACCGTTTCAGCCATGCGGGTGGTGCGATCACTCATGTCACTTTGATGACCGGCAAACAGGTTGATGGCGACCAGTTCGTCCTGGCCACCGGCGCAACGGCATGGGACGTTCTGGATCGTAGCGGGTTGCGGGACCTGATGCAGCGCATCTTCTATGGTATCGGCACATCGATAGAAATCCGCAGCCAGGATGATGCACTCTCCCATGTCATCCGCACCCCTAACCGCGGTCTGGCCTGTGGGCTATATGCTGCGCCCTATTTTCAGGGGCCGAACGAGCGGAACGATCATGTGCTCGTCGGGGCCAGCAACTTCATTGCGCCGCAGCTCCACGCGCATGGCCGCCTGACGAGCATCGAAGGCCTGCTCAACGGGGCCATAAAGCAGATTAACAGCAATTATTACCGGGCCGACCTGATCCGTGTGAACGTGGGCGCGCGCCCCAACAGTCAGGACACCTACCCACTGCTCGGGCAGACGTCGATCGGCAATCTTTTCGCTGCCACAGGAACAAAGCGAGACGGGTTCCACCTCGCTCCGCTGATCTCCGAAGTGATGGCCAAAATGCTGCACGGCGAAGCTGTGGACGAGGGTTACGCGTTTTTTGCACCCAGTCGCAAGCCATTGCGTACCATGACGCGGGATCAAGCTGTCTCGAAAGCAGTCCGCCACCAGATGAGCGCGGCCTACCAGCACGGATTCTCGCCCGCGACGAGCCGCATGCCGGAACAGGTCGAGGCAAACATGCGCGACGCCGTGGAACGTTTGCACGATCAGGTCGGCGCCAAAGACTGGGGTATACCGCCTGAGATGCTTGATATGTATCGCTACGGACATGCCATTCCATGATCAACGACGTCTCGATCGCATGGCAGCCTGCCCCCTGCAATCACGACCGCAGCGCAACGCCATGAAGTTGCTTCTGGCGATCCTGCCGACCGTCATTCTTACGCTGTACAGTCAGTTCATAACAAAGTGGCGCATCGGTGTGCTGGCCGATCAGGTCGGCTCTGCCACTGCCCTGGCCAGGATCATTCGCTACCTCAGTGATCCACTTGTTCTTTCATCGTATGCGATGACACTTATCGCGTCGTTCGCGTGGTTCGCCGTGCTCGAACGCTATGAACTGTCACTGGCCTATCCGATCTTCATCGGTGTGATGTTCGCTTCTGTGACGGCTGGAGGCATGATCTTCTTCGGAGAACCGGTAACGGCCATGCGGATTCTGGCTATTGTATTGATCTTCATGGGAATTATCGCCGGAACGCGTTAGATGTTATCCAAGGTGACCTGCCGTGCCTGTTGATTTGCACTGGTCTGCTGGAGCCAATGTCTTATTCAAGAGATAGCAACGAGACTTAGAAAACGAAAACAAAGGCGGTTCTTCGGGGCCGCCTTTTTCTGTTGAGAGGCAATCATGACCACTTCGAACGAAGTGAGCACCGCCAAGCCTTAAAATGGCAACTGGTGGTGTTTCCTTTTGGGTTTAAGATCGTCGACGAGACCCATCCGCGTTTGTCGTCCGCGATGCACCTTCTGTGTCCACAGACCTTTCGTTTGACAATGGGATCAAGGCCTCACTTAGGGCGGCAATTGACGCAGCGGCTGAGGCCGAACGGCTGAAATACATCACGCCCGGCCCGGCCAAGTTTTGACCTGCGTAGACGACTGATCTGGCCCGAGCTTATCCGGAATGCGGCGCACCTGTCGACGAGGATTATCCGCTGCTAATGGCCAATATCGGCATTACCGCGCGACGGAGGTCGTCAATGCGATCAGGACAAACTTTGCCACCTAGGCGTATTGCGATCGAGGCCAAGCGCCTCGGGATTAAGAAGCGGAAGCTGCAGCCGATGCGAAGGCGGCCATCAATGTCAACTGGCTAGCGTGAAGCACCGCATACAACGCGGATAATGTTTAGGAGTGCTTTCAATCCCGGCAGGATTGCGCTATTCCGCCGAGAGACGGAGGGATTTGACTTTGGATGCTCTTGTACATCGCGAGTTCGGGACACAGGCGCGCAGCCACATACGCGGCTTAGATGGGCTTAGAGCAATCTCTCTACTTTTGGTGCTGATGGCTCATTGGTCGCCACTTCCCCATCTTAACAAATTCGCCAACTGGGGGCGTGGCGGGCTCCTGATATTCTTCGTGATCAGTGGTTTTCTGATAACAAGAATACTCATCGAGTTGGCGCGCCATAGGGGCGAGATTGCAGGCTTCCAGCTTCTCAAGGGCTTCTATGGCCGTCGATTTTTCCGCATTCAGCCCATTTATTATCTGGCTCTCGTAGTTGTTATTTGCCTAGGACTGAATGGCGCTGTGCGGGAAGACGTAATTTTTCACGTCTTCTTCGTGCAGAACCTCTCAAATGTGTTATTTAGAAGCGATATTGGAACTTATGGACCAGCCGCCCCGTGGTGGTCGCTTGCGGTTGAAGAGCAGTTCTATTTGTTCTGGGCCCCTATAGTAATCTTTCTTCGGCCGAATGCGTGGAAGCTCTCTCTACTGGCGGCGTTTCCCCTGGCGATCGGCTGGCGCGCTTTCGCCTGGTGGGCCGATCTTGGGCAGGCGAATGTCCTAGTCACGCTCGGAAATCTGGATTCACTGGCTGCCGGCGCAGCGGTCGCTATAATCACCTCAACAGGCTGGGTTACGCCCAGAGTGTCGCGCTGTTTCTCCGCTATAATGGTGGTCGGCATCTTCGCGCTCTGCCTATTGTCATTGACGGAGATCAGCGAACGTACACTTATATTTCGGAGCAGTTTTGATGACGTGCCAGTTTATATGATTGCAGCATCGCTGATATTTTTCTGGGCTGTTGGTAGGGCGCCAACCGCAGCGAAGGTGATGGAAAATCCTGTTCTAGTTTTCATAGGCAAGCGCAGTTACGGTGCTTATGTCTATCACCAAGTCGTGAACTACACGTTCTATTTCATCGTGACGCCGCGTTGGCTGGAGCCATATTTTGGCATGAAGCGTGAATTGCATGGTTTCACTGAGTTTTGGGTCTTCACGTTATTAACGCTGCTGTTGGCCGCCTTGTCCTACAAGTACATCGAGCAGCCCATATTCAGACTCCGTGATCGAATTTATCCGGTTGCTCCATAGCGTTCGTAGACGCTGTCCCCTTACTGAATAACCAAAAAAGTCGCCCAGCTCCCGAGTAGGATGTTTTTCTGCATCCATAATCTGGAGCCTATTCAAGCTCGTCCACAACTGAGGCGCGGTGCTCGAGCGCGCCTGGTCGGTGCGCTGTAAGCCTCCGGTGAAGGCCGCAGGTCAGGCCGCTTGAGCGTTGACGGTCGGCGGCGTCCAATTCCACGGAAGCAACTGCTCCAGCCTGGTAATC